GTGGGCTCCGCAATGCTTTCGATCGCGCCCTCGACCGCCGTGCCAATCACATCACCCACGCTCATAGTGCCTCGTTTGGTGTCGCGGGAGTCTCCGCGCTACTGCTCATTCCACTTCGCCACTTCGCCCTGACGGTGCCCAAACTCGGCCCCAGGTGTCCAGCCCGCCTCTTTGGCCGCTTTTCGGAACTCGGCCTTCGACCGGAACCGACGCGGCGTCCCGTCGGCAAAACACAACCCGTGCCGGATGGTCACATCACACTCGTCGCCAATAACGGCGGCCGTCGCGTGACGTGATGCCCCATCCTCGACCATCGGCTGAGAACACTCGGAACAGGGCGGCAGAGGATCGTAATCCCACAAGAGCGGTGTCGTCCGGGTGCCGCACGTCGCGCACACCAGGGTCCGTCGTTTATACGTGTACCGCGTAACCGCCACTGTCCCTCATTCCCTTAGACGTCCCCCACGAGATTTGGGGTCTCGGGCATGGATTGTGCATCGACCGTGACCGCCGGCAACCCCGCCGACGGCACCCCGCCCATCTGAATCCCCACGAAGACCTTCACGCCCCCGCTCTCAGGCGTCTTGGCCGGCGGGTCGACGACCGGCCCCTTCTCGGTCTTCACCTGCGAGAGCGCCCATTCGGTCGGACGCGCATCCCCTTTTTCGGCCGCCGCTTGCGCCGCCTGCCAGTGGAGTTCCGCGTACTCCGGCAACCGCTCCCTGAGGATCGCCTTGGCTTGGAGCGCCAAGCTCTCGACATACTCCGATGACTTGTGCAGTTCAAGGATCTCCGTCCGCCTGGCCCGTGCGATCCTCGCCCCCGTCGTCTTCGTCATCGCCTCGCCCGCGTTGGCCTTCTCCAAGCACGCCTGGCATAACCCTTGCCCAGCGTGCGGCTTCGACGGATGGCAGAGTGCCTTGTGCGCGAAGCCTGGCGGGAGTTTCGCCTTCGTCACAGATGCTCTCCGCTCACCGTCCGCTTCAAGATCGGTTCCTGGATCTCAGGCGGCGTGACCGGAGCCGTCCCCGGTGGGGGCGGGAGACTGGAACCGGCGCCTGGGCCAGGCGGCGGGGGCAGCGCTTGCACACCGCTCATCTTTTGCGTGGCGTCTCGAATCATCAGCGCGGCGGCCGTAATTTCGTCCGGACTGATCTGGATGCCCGTCGCCAGCATGACCGCGACCGCGAGCGGGTTGACGAGGTCCGCCCCGCCGAACCGGTACGACACGTTCGGCTTGTCGGGCATCGGCGACGGCGGCTTCGGCACGACGAACCGTTGCGGGTCGAACCCGCTCAGCCGCCACAATTCCTTCTCAATCTCAATGCGCCGCGTGTTCGGCGAGTTCGCCATGAGATTGTACATTTTGAGCAAGTTCTGGAACCGCGCGCTCTTGTCGATCCGTTCGCTGGAGTCGGTCAGGTACGAGAACGTAAAGTCCGCGGCCCGGTGCGCCGCGTCGAGCGTGACGAGTTCTGTGGCCCCGTCCTCGCCCACAATCTCGACGTACATCGCCTGATCGAAGAACAACTGCATCAGGCCCCAGATGACTGCCGCGCCCTCCGCCACGTACCGGTTGACGCGCTCCTTCTCGTACTCGAGCCGAATCTGACTGGCGGTTTCGATCGTCTGAAGCTCGTACTTCGAGCGCGTCGTCGCCGTCGGCGACGCAATCTGATTGGACGCGAGCGCCCACGTGCGGTCCAAATCCTCCGAAATCGTCTGCTGGAACTGGAAGTTTTCTCGCGGGTAGGAGGCGCGGGCGACCTCGCCAATGACCCGATCGCCCGGGCCGTTGACCGGAATCATGTCTTGCCATTCGCCCAGTCGCAACTTGTCCGCGACTTCCGGGTCCAACCGGTTCGTGTCAAACCACCGAATCGGGATCGAGTGATCCCGCTGCCGAAGCATCTGACTGCGGGACCGGATGAGTTCGCGGACTTGTGGGCGGGCGGCTTGCGAGTCCGAAGGCGGCGTCGCCAGGTCGCTCACGTACACGAGCGTCCCGACGCGCACCGGGAGCGACCGGATGCCGATGAAGTGGCCCGGCACGCCGGGCTTGGGCGGCACCGCGGGGCTGCCAGGATTTCCAGGCGTCGGCTGTCCCGTGACCGGATCGGCGCCCGGCGGTGTCGGCGGCACGGCGGCCGTCCCCGGCGTCGGCAGAATCTCCGGCACCCACTCCTGCCAGTCCGTCGGCCCATCTTCGACCGGATCGTCGACGCCTTCGACGTACACGCATTTCGAGATGTGCTCGGGATGATGGACCGTCGGATCGTAGCGCTCCGTGTAGTACCAGATGGTCGTCGCCTTGACCGTCTCGGAGGATTCTTTGTTCTGGAGGGTCTGATCGTCGACGTTGGCCGCGAGCAGTTTGGGCCGCGTCGTCTTCGGTTCGACGTCGTCCAATTTCCCCGGCCACCGCTTCTTCGCGGACTCGAGCGTCGGATACGACTCGTACGCGAGCCACGACGCCTCTTCCCAGTTCGACCCGGTAAACTCCGAGGGCCAGAGGAGCGACGCGGTCGAGATCCGCTCCCACGTGATCCGCTGATACGTCTTGCGTTGGGTCGGCACCGCGGGCCCCGGCACCGGTGGACCCGGCATGGCGAGCGTCTGGCCGGGCACCGTCGGATGCGGCACGTGGATCGCCGGCCCCGGCACCGGCGGCCCCGGCACCGGAAACTGCTCCGTGCGGACCTCAATCCCGATGACTGAGGCCATCAAGCCCGACGCGTTGATGACGTCGGCTAAGACTTCATCCAGCATGTACGACGCTTTGCACTGCTTCGTGAGCACGTCGTTGACGGCCGTCGTCACGACATCCTCAATACCCTGCCATTCTGGCCGCGTAGCCTCCGCCACCACCTTCGGCGTATTGAACGAGAGCTGCGCCGTCTTCTGCTTGGTCCGCGACCAATCCTCCGGCACCGCGATGCGATCCTGCGTCTGGTCCGAGTCGCCAATCCCTCCGAACGGCTTCTGGACCCGGTAGTCGACGTTGGTCCGCCAGTGCGAGTCGAGCAGCCGCGCCCGGTTCTGCCGCGCGGCCGTGATCCACGACATCCACGGGATTTTCTTCTTGACGGGCGCCGCCTGATCGGTTGACGTCTCGTCCGCCGGATCATCCAAGGCGTTCGACGCGGCGTCTTCCGTGGGGAGCGTCCCGACCGTCTCGTCTGCCATTTACATCACTCTCCGCGTCGCTTCCGACCCCAGCCGCGTCCCGATCCGCTTGCGCTTCGCAATCTCTTTGAACATCCACGCGAGCGCCGGATCGGTCGTCTTCTCGTGCGACCGTCCAGGCCGGCTCATCACGAAGTACCGCCCACAGTCGGCGCCCTCGTCCTCGACCCCTCGGGTCACAATGTCCGCGGGATTGGCCGGATCGACCACCATCTGCGGCAGCGTCCGGATCGTCGTCGGGCACCCGTGTCTGAGGTACGCCAGCCGCGGCCGTTCCACCAGTCCATCGTTCACCGTTTCCCTGAGCCAAATGTGCAACTGCACCCAGCCGGGAATCCGCGCCTTGTCCGCCTCGACCATCCCGACGCCCGCCTCCGAGAAGTGCTCCGCGATCGATGGCCCCTCATGCTCCTGCCACATCGCCGTGTCGCCGACGGTGTACCGCACCCGGAGCCCGGCACTCATCTCCGTGAGCATTCTCGCCACGTCTCTCGGCAGCGTCTCCTTGAACACGTACTCCATGAACCCGATCGCCGACCCGTCCGTCAGACACGCGTACCACTGACACATCCCGGGGTTGCCCGCACTGGCGTACCCCCAGTCGATCACCCGCACAATCTCAATATGCTCGGCCTCCTGGATCGGGCGGCCCCGATACGTCGGCATGACGTCGACGACATGCCACGGACGCCCGTCGCCGGTCGCCTCCCGCCACTCACTGAACGCCTGCCCCTCGATCACCCACTCGCCATGCCGGAGCGCGCGTCTCAGCGCCTCGCTCGGCAACTGATTCAGGCGCTTCTCATACATCGCCTTGTCGACGTGCGGGTTGTCGTCAATCGTCGAGTGGATCGTCTCGTACTCACTGGCCACATACCCCGGCAGTTCGTCCGCCGAGACATCTTTCGCGATGAAGTACCGCCGAACCCACGCCGCCCCCGCCCCCACCGGGTTCGTGCCGCCCCGCACAATCGGGATCAACCCCGGCTTGTCGGTTCGGGCGCGACTGCTGATGAACAAAAACTGCCGGAGCGAGAACGTCGCCAACTCGTCAAAGTAGATCGCGTCAAACTGCGACGACAAATACCGGGCGATCGTCGCGTCGTCCTCGACATGCGCGAAGACGACCGTCGAGCCGTTCGGAAACCGGAGCGTGAAATTCGTCGCATGCCACGCGTCTCGGCTGAGCCCCAGCCGCTCCGCATCGAACGGCACCTCATCCAGATGGCTGAGACGCAGCTCGGGCATCGACCGCCGCAAGATCAACGCCTTGAACCGCGGCACCATCAGGCACCGCATGTACGCATCAAACCGGATCGCTTTCGACTTGCCCGACCCGGCGCCCCCCTCCATCAGGCAGTTGGGCGAGACCGACGCGTGAAACCTCGCCTGATGCTCCAGCGGCGTGTAGACCTCGTCCAGCCGCCCGTCCCGCTCAATGACGAGCCCGGCCACGCCTTAACGACCGAGGAGTGAGGCCGTCGGGCCGATCGGCGCCGGGAGTGGCGGCGCCACCGCCGGGCGTGGCGCTTTCCCCTTGATCGGCTGCATCGGCTCCTCCGCCCCGTGCGGCGCGCCGCCCGCCTTCTTGTGCTTCGGCGTGTGCATCGCCGGCGGACTGCCGTGATGGGCCGTGTGCATCGCAATCGCGATCGCCTGGTTTTCTGGATGGCCCGCGTTTCGGAGCTCGCGGATGTTCTGAGAAATCACCGACGGATGGTTGCCAGGAATGAGCGGCATAAAATGGTGTTATACTCCCTCTGGGCCAAGACTACTGGACGGCTTCGCCGATCTATGTAGCTGCAAGGCGTCGGGGTTCGGCCGCTTGCCTAGTGACGCCCGAGTTGGTGGACATCCATGTCCGCCGACACCTCAAATCAAGCGGCCATTTTACTTTTTGGCCGGATGCGCGAACCCCTTCGCCTTCTCCGCGAAGTTCGCCATCTGCCGAACGTGCGGATTCTTGGAATTTTCCGCCTGTTCCAACGTGGCCGCCGGGATCGGTTCGCCCTCCGGCACGCCCAACGCCTTGTGCAGGCGGCCCTTGTGCGACGGCTGAATCATCGGCGGACGGCCCTTCGGGTCCACCTCGCCGCTCTCCGTCGCGTCACTGCCGCCGTGCGGCGGCGCGTTCGGCTCGGTCGTCATGTGGCCCGCCGGCGTCTCGCCGTCCGGCCCACTCACCAACCCCGCCGTCGCCTTCGCATGCGCGTGCGCCATCGCATGCGCCACATGTTCGGGATGGCCGTGCTGGCGGAGTGTCCGCACATTCTCCGCATGAATCGCCGGATGTCGGCCCGGAATCAGATGCATATCCCTTAGACGTCCGACGCGCCATGCAGGGGTCATGCCAGGACCGTACCGCCCCTCATCTGAGGCGCTACGGCGGATACGGACCCAGATCGCGGACGCTCCGGCGCATGGACCGTCGGACGCACAGACCGTCGGACAGATATCCCGACGGGACATGCGGAGGCGGCCGGGGGCGGAGCCTCCGAAAACCTCAGCCGCCGAAACTGGCGGAGGCCGAGAAAATCCGGCCAGCGGTCCGGCGGCCTGTTGGGATGGCAGGCTTTGTGAGACAAAGGACGCGAGGAATGTCTAGGGAATTAGGGCAAAACGTGCGGCCGAGACAACCATAACGGCGCTTATCAGACCTAGGCTATAACGCCAGGAAAATCTACCGAAAATTCAGCGAAAGGTTGGGAAGTCCAGACAGAGCAACACTCGGCGAGCAGGCCGGCGCTCGAAGCGGCCCGGCGCGAGGACGAGCTCGTCGACGGGCGGACCTGGTATTGCGTCGGGCAATATCCAGGATTGTGCTACGGTCCGACGGTCGGTCGGTGTGTCAATTCTACCACACTAATCAATAAGTGTAGTCAAGTTGACTACACCAAGGTGTCAATATTTTGACAATTCCCCGTCAAG